AGATCTGTAATCATAGCATTTGGATCTCTCTTCAATGGAATTGAGATTCATAAAAAGGATGCTAATGATGATACTTACAGCGTCATCAAAGTTCCTCTTGCTTATGGACCCACTCAGAAGTTTCTGGCAAGACTTGAGCAGCAAGAAGATTTAAACAAACCTGTTCAGATGACTCTTCCCAGAATGTCATTTGAGTTTACTGATCTGACATATGATCCTGGTAGAAAGGCAACTCAAACTCAAGCTTTTCATCCTGTAACTACTAATGGAACAAAGACAAAAAAGGTCTATATGCCTGTTCCATATAATATGGGATTTGAACTGTCCATCATGACAAAATTAAATGATGACATGCTTCAGATCACTGAACAGATTTTACCTTATTTTCAACCATCTTATACATTACCCATTAAACTTCTTGGTGAACTTAAAGAAGTTGTTAATGTTCCAGTGCAACTGGAAAATGTATCAATGGTTGATGATTATGAAGGAAACTTTGATACAAGAAGAGTATTAGTTTATACTTTAAGATTTACTGCTAAAACAAATCTGTATGGTCCTATCACTGATGTCTCTAATGATGTAATTAAGAAGGTTCAGGTTGGTTATGTTGCTGGAACCAGAACAACTGCTGGTCAGGCATATGAGAGAGACGTCACTTACAGAGTTGTTCCTAGAGCTACTAAAGATTACAATGGCAATATATTGACTGAGATTGCTGAAGATGTTGATACTACAGAAACTGTAATTACAGTTGCAAATGGTTCATCAATTACTGTGAAAGAATATATTACAATTGGTGATGAAGAGATGTTTGTTGAAAAGGTTAATGGTAATAAGATAACTGTCAAGAGAGGTCAAGATAAGACCACTGCTACAAGTCATGTTCTTGGATCATCTATCTTTGGTATTGAGGCAGCAGATGCTGACTTTATTGATATTGGTGACAACTTTGGATTTGATGGGAGTACATTCTGATGACTGATGATAATATCATTGATGTAACTCCTGGTAAGGAAAAACCAGCACATCTTACAAAAGGAGATGTTGAGAAAGACTATGAATATACCAGAGGAAATCTATATTCTATTATTGAAAAAGGTCAGGAAGCAATTAATGGTATTTTAGAACTTGCACAGGAAAGTGAGATGCCAAGGGCATATGAGGTTGCTGGTCAATTAATAAAAAATGTTGCTGATGCAACTGATAAACTGATGACTTTGCAGCAGAAGTTAAAAGATGTTGAAGAAGAGAAAGTAAGCAAAGGTCCCACCACAGTCAACAATGCTTTATTTGTTGGTTCTACTGCAGAATTGCAGAAATTATTGAAGAATAATAATCCTGATAAATAATACATCAGGGAGAGAAATCCCAAAGTATTATTACTAATAGAATGTCTAATAAAGAAGACTTGCCGTCAATAAATGATTATCTAGAGGATAGTGAACTTCCCTCTTATAAGGATTTTATTGAAGAAGAAAAAGAATTACCATCAGTAGAAGAATATAAGACCCATATAGAAGAAGAAACCATTGAAGATGCAAATGGAAACACATTTGCAGAGGTTATTGACGTCATAAAAGCACCAGAATGGCAAGAACTGGTCAAATTAGTCAATGATGTAAGAAAGGATATACCTGAAATACCTGAAATAAAGTCATATGATGAAGAAATTGGTGAAATAAGTGAAAAAATTGCAGAAATTCAAGAAAATTTCTCACAGTATGACCTAAAAAGTGACAAAATTTATGATCTCAAGGCAAAAAATGAGCAATTTGAGGTAAAATTATCTGAAATTGAGCAAAAAATCCCTGAAGTTCCTGAAGTTAGGTACTATGAAGGTGATATTGAGTTAATTTATAGCAAAATTAAAAGAATTAAGGAAGAAATTGAGTCTCTTCCTGAGGTAAAATACTACGAAAATGACCTTGATGTATTAAAATCAAGGATTGAAGAGGTAAATGACAATATTCCCACCTTTCCAAAGTGGGTTAATGAGGTAAATGAGGTTCCAGACTTCTCATGGATTGGGAAAACCTTTGGAGTTATTGATGATGACTTCAAAAAGGTAGAATCTAACTTTGATTTAATCAAAGATACCATTGCTTCAAGAGTTTCTGAGTTAATTGAAACTATTGAAGTCAAGGATTTTGAGCAAAAAGTTGATTTTAAAGATTTTAAGAATGTATATTCAGAATCTAAGGACAAAATCTATAAAGAACTCAAAGAAATTACTTTAAGAATTTATGATCATAAACATGAATTTAAAGATGATGACAGAAAACTAAAAAAAGCAATTTTAGGAGAGCAAAATAAATTAAAACAAACTCTTGAGACAGAAATCAAGAGGATTAATAAGGAAAGTGTAAAAACAGATGAAACAATACTGTCATATTTTACCAATTTAAAGGAAGAGGTAAGTAAAAAGTTTGATTCTCTTCCAGAAATCAAACATTATGACAATGAAATTGATTCTCTCAAACAAGATGTAAAATTTGTCAAGGTAAGTGTTAAAAGTTGTCTTGAAGATATTAAAAAAATATCTGCTGACATTAAAAAAACACAAGTTGACCTTGCTGAGGGTCTGCTAAATGAACCACCTAGTCAGAGGGAAACTGCTGGTGGACAAACTGATCCACTAACTCCTCTAGATCAGAAATTTGCAACTCTTGATGACCTGTCAAAACACTACAGGTTGTTTGTTAATAGAATTCAAACTCAACTGTCCACTATGGGTGGTGGTGGAGCAGGATTTATTAAGGATCTTGATGATGTATCATTTGCTGGAGTTGACAATCAACTTTTAATCTACAATGCCACCACTTCTAAATGGGTTGGGATAGGTAGTGATGAATTTACAGCAGTTGGAGCTGCTGGAACTTGGGGTGTAGATTCAGTTGGTATTCATACAACAAAAATTGTTGGTATTAATACAACAACAGCAAAAGCAGGAGTTGCTCTTCATGTTGTAGGTGATATTGAAGCAACAGGAAACGTAAATGTTGCTGGAACAATTACATATGATGATGTCAAACATGTTGACTCTCTTGGTCTTTCTACATTTAGAAGTGGAGTTGAGGTCAACACAGGTGCAGCAACCACTGCTTTACTTGTAAGGGGTGATGCTAGAATTACTGGCATCCTTACTATTGGTACTGCATCTGTAACCATTGATGGTGACAATAATACCATCACAACAGGTATTGTCACTATTACCAATTCTGATGTAACAATTGGTGATAATGTAAGAATTAATGCTGGTGCAACAGGTATTAACTCTGCACCAAATGTTTTTTATGTTGCAAAAGATGGTGATGACAGTAATAATGGAACATCTATTGATAACGCAAAACTAACTATTGCTTCTGCTGTTGGTGTAGCACAATCTGGATCAGTTATTAAGGTATTATCAGGAAACTATGTAGAGAGTAATCCAATTGTAGTTCCTGCATTTGTAGCAATTGTTGGAGATGACTTAAGAAGTGTAAAAGTATTACCTAGCAATACAACACAAGATTTATTCCATGTCAACAAAGGATGCAAATTAGCAAACATGACCTTCTCTGGTCATGTTCACCCTTCTGCTGCTGTTGCATTTCCCAATTCAGGTGCAACTAATGTTGGTGGTGGTAAATGGAAAGGTCCATATATCCAAAACTGCACCAGTGATACCACAACTGGAACTGGAATCAGAGTTGATGGCAATAAGGCAGTAAAGACCAAATCAATGAATGTTGATGCATTCACACAATACAATCAAGGTGGTGTGGGTGTTGCTGTCACTAATGAGGGTTATGCTCAATTAGTATCTGTGTTCACAATTTGCTGCAATGAAGCAATAACTGTTCATAAAGGTGGTCAGGCAGACGTTGCTAATAGTAATTGCAGTTTTGGTACATTTGGATTGATTGCTGATGGGGTAAGCAATGAGCAATTTACAGGTATTGTTACAGCAAGTGGTGCTGCTGGACAGGATAACATAGTGGTCAATGTTGGTGCTGTAACTACCAGACCATATGATGGTCAAGTTGTTTACTTTGATCAACTCTACAAGTCTGTAGAATCAATTACAATCACTAATGGTGGCAGTGGATATACTTCCACTCCTTCAGTTACAATCACATCACCCACAGGACCAAATGGTGAGGTTGCAACCGCCTTTGCTACTATTGAAAATGGTGTGGTAACAGAGATTGATATTATTAGCAGTGGGAGTCAATACACTGGAACTGCAACAATCACAATCTCTGCTCCTGATTCAGGAATAACTGCTACTGCAACTGCAGTAATGGCAGATACTTACTACACAATAAATAGTGCTACACCCATAGTGTCTGGAATTACAACATTAACACTTGCTGAAAATTTACTTAACACAGTTGGAGTAGCATCAACTGCATACTTCTTCCAACAAAGTAAAATTATTGCTAGTTCTCACACTTTTGAATATATTGGTGCTGGAAATAATATTACATCTGCCACTCCCAAGAGAGGTGGAGTTACTATTCAAGCAAATGAAGTCAAGAGTCAAAATGGAGGAAGAGTAATTTATACCAGCACAGACCAAGCTGGTAATTTCAGAATTGGTGATGATTTACAGATAAACCAGTCAACAGGAACAATCAGTGGAAGAGCATTCTCTAAGAGTTTGTTCTCAGAAATGACCCCCTTCATTCTAGCACTTAGTTAAATGGCACAGTTAGCACTTAATAGGTTTAAGACAGAGACAATTGTCTTAACAACCTCAGATCAAACAATATATACAGCACCCACTGGTTACACAGGAATTGTATTATATGCTCATGTAACTAATGTTACATCATCAGCAACTACATTTACCATGTCTCATGTAAGAAGTGCTACTACAACTGAAATTATTAAAGATGCCTCTGTTCCAGTAAGTGATGCTTATGTGCCACTTGATGGTAAGTTGGTTCTTCAGACCAATGATTCAGTTAAAGCAAGTGCTGGTGCTAATTCATCTCTCAAAGTCCTTCTATCAGTGTTGGAGACTGCTAACTAATGCCTAGACTCATCAGCGAAGTCAATTCAGGTGGTGGTGCCATTGGTATTTCAAGTGATGGTGTTGAATTAGGAAGTATGAAAAAACTTGATTATGAGAGTAACAGAATTGAATATGACACTAACACTGGAATAGCAACTGTTCTCTCAAACCCACTCACAATCATTGGTCTATAAATACTAAGAGACCTTTTTATATAAAATGAAAAAGAAGTGTCCAGATGGTAAATATTATTGTTACACTGATAAAAAGTGTAAGGATATTCCAAGAGGGTTCAAAGTAGTTGGACCTGCTGGTATGCTTCGTAAAGAAAATGGTCACTCTGTTGATGATGATTCTGAAACCAAGAATGGAAAGAAGAATGGCAATGGCAATGGTCATTCAAATGGCAATGGCAATGGTGGTGCTGTAAGTGAAGACTTGAGAAAGTGGTTTGGTTCTGGTCCTGAAGGTGGCAAAGGTGGTGGTGGTTGGGATAGATACAACACCAAAGGTGAGAGAATTGGTAAATGTGCTAGAGGTGAGGGTGAAGGTAAACCCAAATGCCTGTCCAATGAAAAGGCAGCAAAAATGTCTAAAGCAGAAAGGGCAGCTGCTGTGAGACGTAAAAGAAGAGAAGACCCAGTAGCAGACAGACCAGGCAAAGGAGGAAAACCAATCATGACATCAAACAAAATTAAAGAGAGTTCCTCACCCATGGTGAGACAGATTCTTGAAAAGATTGAGTGTGAAAGAGAATGGCTTCTTGTAGAGAAGAATGTTCCCACCAATCCCTCACTCTGGTCTAAATTCAAAGCACAAGCAAAAGCAAAGTTTGATGTTTATCCTTCTGCTTATGCCAATGGTTGGGCTGCTAAGAAGTATAAAGCAGCAGGTGGAAGTTGGAAGAAAGCAACTAGTGAGAGTGTGCAGCACAATCTGGAAGAAAAGAAAGGTTGTGCCCACAATCATGCTGGTGAGGAGTGTCCTGTCCATGGAG